CATCAGTGCCCGCAGCGATCTCAATGTCGTTACTAGCGTTATAGTTACCTTGGAAAAGAAAGACAGATCGGCTTGAAGTAAGACTGTTTCGGATAAAACATATTTTTTCAGCGTCGTTAGGCGTAAGTTGCACATATGCTGCCGCACCTAAGTCGCCACCATCGTTAAATTCAATCCATTTATTACGGCCCGTGGAAGATGCGCCATTGGTAATAGCAATTGAGTTAGGTGATCCCGAAGACCCCGCAGAAGTCAGGGTAATCGTGACTACCCCGTTAATAGCCTCGTCTAATATATTAGAGTTGTCATTAACCGTGTCGCCCCACGTTCCCGATTGTTCACCCGTAGCGGGTTTCTCAATACCAAGGTTTACTGTATATGTACTGGGCATCTTTAATTCCTCATGCTGCTATTTTTGTCCAATTAGCACTCTGGTTTGGCGATTCCGCCGTCCACGTCGGGTTCTGACTCGGTGTAATCTCAGTATAGGCCGGATTTTGATCCGGCACAATACGTCCATAAACCAGAACTTGCCCAACACCCCCAGTTGCATTGACTCCTGTTACATTAACAATAGCGTCTGCATTTGCAACGACGCTACCTATTTGTCCTGTGCCCTGAACGCCCGTAACTGAAAGAGTTTGTCCAGAAGCTATCGTAACCGCGCCGACACTTCCCGTGCCTACAACGCCCGTTACACTTACGTTTGCATCTGTGACAATAGTGGTTGTACCCACTGCGCCCGCTGCAAGTAAGCCTGTCGGATAAACGTTTGCGGTCGCTACTACAGTAACGCCACCAACACTTCCCGTGGCAGCTAAACCTGTAACAGGAACATTAGCGGAGGCATCTGCGGTAACCGTACCTACAGCGCCCGTTCCTGATAAACCTGTGACGTTTACGTTTGCATTTGCGGTAACAGTAACGCCACCAACACTGGCGGTTGCTGATAATCCGATGACGTTTACGTTTGTTGCTTCAGCGACTACGCTTACTGCACCCACACCTCCGACTGATCCCGGAAGTGCAACATTTTGGCCCCAAGGACCACCGCCCCAACCTTGACTAGACGAATTCCAGCCCTGAAAGTAGACGGTTACATCAGCCATTACGCTATCCGAATAATCGCATTACTTGCATCAGCCGTCGGGAACACTACCGTAAAGTTACCCGCAGTCGATGTCTTATCCCCACCAAAATCCAGTACAATTACGGCTGGATTAGTTAGAGAGATAGACGTCGTATTCGGAGTAGTGTTGTAAATCAACGCGCCTCGAGCCGTAATAGTAGCGTTAGACCACGTCTCGTCAGTAAAATCAGTCAGGGCAGTAGTGCCTGAAGAAGTAGGGTCTACAGGTGTTAATGCTTGGCCACCTGCCGAGTAGTTAGTTCCACTAACTTCGTTAGTGTTAGCATACGCCGTCGTAGACGCATTAAGCGTCGCCGAATTTGTATAAAGCGCAATTTTAAATGTATCGCCACTTGAGGCGTCGAAATCGTGAGCACCATACAGCAATTCTTTTTTGAACGATGTACACATGAAGTTTCCGTTGAAAGCCATGGTTACAGTCTCCTTATATGTTTAGCAAGCTCTACTTGGCCTGCGTCGGTTAAAGCGTTATACACAGTAGTTCTATCAGACTCAACAGCCTCACGCATATAAAAGACGAGGCTTTTAACTAACTCTCCTCGAAAAGCGTGAGCTTGCGCCCTAATTGCAGGGTTTGCGTCATCAGAAATGGCTATGATCTTATTAGCACACCTCTCCGCAATCTCCTCTGGTGTAAAGCCCCTTCCATTAGTGGTGTGTACGTCCACGTTGAAAGTTGGAACATTACCTAATCCTAAATCATTCATTGTTTAGGCCTTATTACTGGTCCAGTGCGATATTCATCGGTCACTTCTTTAGCTTCGCCCAACAACTTCAAACCACCAATAGCTTCTGTAAACCGTTTCTCGTATAGCGCCATCATGTCGGGCTCACCCTTCATAAAGATGTACGCTTCTATCAAAGATCCATATAACAAAGCGATCGAAGCATTCTCACTAAGCCATGTTGTTCCGCCCGCGGCTCCCGCAGTCAAACTGGCAGGCCTATAGAAGTAATGTAATTCTACATTATACGCAGCATTGGGGGTAGGACCTAAAATAAAGTTATCTACGTCATAAACCGCGTAATATCGAGGTAAACCTACTGTCGTTGCGTCTGGGTTAAACGATTGCACATAATCAGGGTCTTTAAAGTCTAAAAAGACGTGATCACTGTTTGCATCAACAAAAGACAAGGAGAAAGACGCTAAATAATCGCTAGGGCAAGCCAAAAATCGATTAGCATTAGCCATAGTGCCGCTCACATTCTTCCTAAACAGGCTTAATTGAACACTTTTAAGTATTCTTTCTTCAGCTTGTCTAATAAATAGGGGCAAATTACTAACAAAAGACGTTTCAGTGTTCTCTGTATAGTCTTGAATAGCTGTTTCTAGCTGTGCGTATGTAAAACTCATGTGGTCACCGTCACTGTTCCAACTTGACCAAAGCCTTGTACTGGTCGTAAATTAGGTGCTATTACTAAAGGCAATCCAACGTAAACATCTAAAGGTTCTACTCGATCTGGACGCGCATTTTGAAGAGCTTGAGGGTCCGAAACCTTTCGGAAAGGACCTAATTGAGGTTGTTTAGGCTCAAATTCATCTGGACCTACCAACAACCCGTTCCATTCTTTCTTCATTACCCTATACGGATAACGAAACCCAGATCGATCGGAGATGGCATACGCTTCTTTTCCAGACGCAAACTTGCCCATTATTAAACTCTCCTGTACATAGGAGTCACGTTAAAAGACGAACGATCTCTGTCTTCTATTGCCGCTCTTTCAAACTCTTCCTCATACAATGCCTTTAACATTTCAACACGATTTGGAGCGCGTTTTAAAGCAAGATAATAAGCAAGTCCTGCGGCTAAACAAGGGTAAAACCTAAAAGGTAAGTCCATGGTGTTAGTGTATATGTCAGCATCATCCATACGGGTTAAAGCGTCATAGTACACAACATCAGTGTTGTTATCGGGCACAGGCCAAAGCTTTAACTCAGGCGTAACTTGTCTATCCAAGAAGAATTGATTAACTCGGCCTTGGCTAGTCTTGTTAGGTATACTTAAAAAACCGTCACGACTCAATCGAAGCAAAGAATAATCAGTGCCAGATCGTTGCACAACAACGGATAACACGTCAATAACGTCTGCGCCTAACGCATAGTTACCCGTGCCATTGATCATCGTAATGGTACGCTGTTTAATGGTCCACTGGTTTAGGCCACGGTTAGCCCAATCTGCAAGCAAAAGGTTTAAAGACCTTTTGGCGGATTTTAGGTCGTAACCTGTCCTGACCTCAAGCCCACACCGCTCAAATGCCTCTTCGACATATTCTGCGACGTCTAACTCAAAGTCTTTACTTCCAGATGTAGCCATAAAATTTACCTACGCAGTGCGTGTCTTTCTTTTAACGGGTTTAGCCGTTTTAGCGGATGCTACAAACGCTTTTTTGGTGGGAGCACCTGCTGATCCAACCTTGCGCATCTTCTCGCCAGACCCTGCTGCAATCCGTTTCTTCTTAGCGTTTATGTTGTGATATAGACCTTTATTTGGCATCAGATGTACCTACTTTTTCTTTTTGGCAGGCTTAACTTTACCACCTTTAGCCATAGCAATCATGCCACCGCCACGCATACGCTTAACAGGTTCTTTCATAGCCACCATACCACCGCCACGCATACGCTTAACAGGTTTCTTTGCTGAAGAACTAACTTTCTTTGGTTTCATAGCCATTTTGGAGCTTCCTATATAAAGTTTCTCTTACTTCGTAAATTTCACGAGCATTATGTTCAGCGTCGTATGTATCATAATAGCCTTTTTTATTCAACTTGTCAGCCGCTTGTTGTAACTTAGATAACCGCTGCACAAAGATGATAGAGTAAGGCTTGTCGTCCGCTTTAAAACTGACCTCGCCTACAAAATCACTGGCTTCATCTTCATGGTGAAAACCCATCAACCAGATGTCTTTGTCAATAAACATGCCGTTAGAAATGACTTCGTTTAAGTCATCTAAATAGTCATGGAAGTCTTCAGGGGTTTTAGTGCTCCCCATGTCCACTACAAGCGCGATGTCATAGTTGTCGTCAAACTGGGAGATGCTTGAGTACAAGCTTTGGTAACCTTCGCCGTAAACAAACAGTACCGCCACCTTATTGTTTAACCACGCATTACGCGCATAAGGACAAGCGGGAAGGTTATTGAAGTAAGCATTGGGTTTTTCTAAGACGTCTGAGGACCAGTGCCTTATTTCTTCTACAATCTTCGCCTCAACGGGGTCACTGAAGAAAGCGTCATCCATGACTATGCCAATAGCTTATGCACTAGGGGTGCGATTATTATCAATACAGCAAGCCCCCAAATTTTAACATCTAAACCTTTTAGCGTTTGCTTTTGATCGGCCAGCTTTTCTTCAATCATTTGATATCTTAAGTTACACTCAGCTTCATGCTTCTCTAGCTTGGATAAAACTTCTGCTATTTTCATAATGTCCCTATCATGACTTGCCAATTTTTTATTACTTTTAGCGGGTTTTATTTTCTTAAGGGTAGCTACTTTAGTTTCCATAACTACCTCAATTGTAAAATACCGTTATGTTGGTGACGTTAGTCAGTACGGCATAACACCCGTCACTAAATAACATCCCCTCGTCGGGTATATAAACATTGTCATCAGTGTTGTTAGCAAAAGCTAACGTTAGCTGTGTGGCACCGCTCGTACTTCCAGTTTTTAAAACCAAAGAAGGGCTAGACCCTGCTTGGTAATGAATGGCTTTTATACGCGATCTACCCGCAAAAACAGTTCCAGTTGCGGTTAGGTAGGTTGCTTTTACATCAGACGCCATGATTTATCCCTTCTTTAACTGTAGAAAACAGTAACCGACGTAATGGCGGTTACCGCAGATACCCAGATGTCAGAGACTCGAATGCCGTCAGAAGGAATGTTAGCGGAGTGCGTTGACGAGGCATTTAAATCCATGTCTAAAGCAACAGAGCCGCCGTTTCCATCCGTTATTGTAAGGCGTGGGGAACCCGTCGTTGTTTTGACTTGAACCTGCCTAATACGAGCGGGACCAACACCTACTGATCCCGTCGCGGTTATGCGTTTCGATCTTACGTCTGAACCTGACATTAGAAAACCTCCTAAGCTAATTGTTTAAGCGACGAGATTATTGTTCTGCTGGTACAACACTGTAGCGCGAATTTCGCCGTTACTGGTTGCTCCAGTAGAAGTCCAAGTTAGGCGTAAGTCTTTATTGCCAATATCGGCCCAGCTTAACGCTCCGCC